ATGTCTTCAAGAATAATGTAATTCTTTTTGTACTTTATTGAATGTGAATTTTTAATTTGTTGACTTAATGTCTTATCCAAAAATTCAGCAAAAGTAACTCCAGTTTGTGGAGTTAACGTTGTACTACCAAATGACAAACTTAATTCTCTCGATTTTCTATAAATGTCATAATCAAGAGCCTGAGCCGCCGATAAATTAATACTAATATTTTTTCTGTTTAACAAGTAAACTGAACCATCGTCTGTTGTGTGAGACTTAACGTTATCAATTTGATTAATAATGTCAAACCCAGTATCTAAACCAGGTAACGTTCTAAATACGTCAAAATAATCTTCACCATATGTGAAATCTTTTGATTTGGTTTTAATTGTTTTAGTTCTACCTGTTAATTGGAATTCTCCATTAACATAAGTTCCACTAGACAATTCTTCATCCAAAATCATTGAAGATCTGTGATCTAATGTTTTTTCATACCAACCAGCTCCCTTTTGAAAGAACATATCGGTTGTATCGTCGAAAGCTCTTCTTGGTAAGATGGTGTTTTCAATAACCGGGTATTCTTTTCTATCGTAAGTTGTTTTTGATGTTGTTGTTCCTGTTATATATGAGAAAGTAGTTTCGTCGAATGTTAAAGTTGTGGTAACTTTAGTACCCTCAATAACATCCCAAATATCATCTTCTAAATCTAAAGACTTAGGGAACCCAACTACCTTATAAACATATTCGTTTATTTTAATCATTGGCTCAGGAGCACCTAAGAATTTTAAGAAAAATTCAATAGATTTTCTTGTACCTTTTGATTTATATAACTCAACTAAATTAACTAATAATCTTCTATAGAATTCGTACTCGGCGTCAACAATATTTGTTCCAAGGTTAACCGCTTCATATTGAGAATCTTGTCTAACGTATAATAATTCATCAACTTGTTTCTCATCTAAAAGACTAACCGTCGACAATCCTAATGTATTCGCTAAATTCTTTAATAAAACGTCTGGAACGTTATTAATACCGTCATAAGTAACATTACGCATATTTGCAATGTTAGATATGTATTTTTTTACTTTGTCAAAATTTTGACCATATAGTTGAAATATCGACTCAATTTTTTTATCTTCAGTATCAAACTCATACAATTGAGGTGCGCTCATAAACCTTATAAAAAGGTTTGATTTGTAATTGTCGATTTCGTCAGATAAATCCGTTAATTGACTTAAATAATTTTCATATTCTAAACCAACGATTTTAATATTCCAACCATCTTTAGATGTTGGCCAAGTAACTTCAACGTCACTTATTTCTGTTTTATCTCCTTCAAAACTATCTCTTGGGACTTTAAATGTTGATTTAAATTTTGGTGAGGTTTCTCTATTTAAAAGACTTTCTTCTAAATCATCCAATCCCATAAAGAATTCTTCAACTATACCGTCGTTTGGTCTAATTAAATAATTAAAATCATATGTTGATGATGTTCCAAATGGTTTACCAAAAACTTTAAATGAAATTTCATTACTTGAGTTTGGTTCACTATATGTTAGTACTTGATAGGTCGTTCCTGAAACTTCTATAACATATTTTTTATATGATGAAAAGAAATTTCTTATTTCATTATTAGTTGTTGGGATTACACTACTATTTGGTTTTACTAATACAACATCTAATGGATTATAAATCATCGCGAAGTCGACAGTAAATTCTGTTGTATTTTGAGTTATATCGTAAGATATGTTGTAAGCAGTGTAAATCGAATTCTTAATTAAACTATCAGAATCAACAAGTACTGAAGCAGGGAATTTATTAATAATTCGCGTAATCGATGCAAGTAATCTACTTCTTAATGAACCAAAAGTAGAAACTGCAGCGTTACTTTTAGAAGATTTAAATTTAATTTCTTTTTTTCTTTCTTCTTTAGTTTTAGGTGAGGTTGTTGGAGAATCTGTTTCCTCCTTTAAATCATCTAAAGTTAAAAAATCAGAAAATTGGCTAGTTCTAAATTTCTTACTATCTTTTTCTGGTATGATACGGTCAAGAGCAAAGTTCGTATTAGCCAATTGACTAGTACCGTCAGTAATTTGTCTACCAACTAAACTATCGCTAAATGTTTCTGCACCCGTCGCAACTTGACTTGGAACTTTTCTTCTTGCCATTATTGTGTAATATCATCGAAATTTAATGTCTCATCAATATCTGTCTTGTTCTCTCTAATCTCGAATAAAGTTTCGTTAAATTCGTCTTTAACCTCGTATAGATTGTATTGTTTAAAGATATTGTTATTGTTATCGTAAATGGTGTAGATACCAGAAGAAACCGCTTTACTTTGGTTACCGTATAATGCGTAAGCCAATGTTGATGAATCGTGTTCAACCATCTCTACTTCAACCGTTGTGGGGTTAAAAAATGTATTAGTCAAAATAATATTTTGTCCAGGTTGACCAATAAATGGAACCACGTTTGGTCTACTTGATGGTGCCGACGATGGTGTTACCGTTAAAAACAATAAATTTGTTGCCGCAACACTATATTGGTATCTAATCGCCTTTTGGGTTGTACTAGTTAAGTTTGAGACAACTGGAGTACAATAAAAAGATGATGTTACTATTCTATAAAAATTTGGTACTTTGGTATTATCGTTTGAATTTAAATATTCGATACGATATCCCACTAATCCTTGTGGTGTGAATTTATTTCTATCCGCAGATGGAACGTTACTTAAATCTATAACTAAACCTCTAACGGATGGTAATGACGCTAAAATACCACAATCCGTAATTGATGTTCTAATTTGTTTTGGTCTGATGTGAAGTGTATATATACCTAAATCACTAAAATCATCTGATGTTAATGTTAGGTTATATAAACCGCCTAAGATTTCAACATCTGGAGCGTCTGTACTATCGGTAGTATCTCCATTATGAAAAACTGGAGCAAGAATTTCTTCAGAGTTTAACTTTTTTAAGGTTACCTCCGCAGTTGATGTTCTATTTGGGACATAGTGATAAAAAACATCTACGTCCGCTGGGGATACATCTGCTGGTCTAATTATTCCGTAACTTCCTACTGCCATAACTTTTTATAATAAATATAATTTTTATTGTTTTCTTACATTAAAATATCCATTTCCATATATGTCTACCTCACCAATATTGTCAATTTCACCCAATCTTAAATTTTTCTCCATTACCCCTTGTTTCCCTCTCTCAACAAAAATGTCGGAATATATTGTTGGTTCATCAATAAACCCAATAAAATGTTCATTTCTAGTGGTCATTCTATTAATCACTTCTTCTTTTGTAAAACTAGACGTACTACCTGTAATCATTGTATAACCATCGGTAAAATCTCTATAATAAAGATTATCTAATGTATATCCACTCCAACTAGTACCATCCGTTGTTCCTGTTGTCACACCATTAAATGTTGTTTGACCGTATTTTCTCAATTCTTCAATCCTACTTTGACCAATTCCCATAAATTTAATAGTTGCGTCACCAGTAGGGGTTGTAGAATTATCCAAATTATTTATATAATTAATTTCAATCGGCATCGTAACACCACTAAACGAACCAAACTCATTGCTAATTGTGTTTGGATTGTTTATTGGTACTGTGATTTGTTTTTTTACTATTTGAGTTCCCCAAGGTGCTGCCAATGTTATTGACACTTCGTATGTTCCATTTGTTGTGTATGTATGTCCTGTTGATGGAAACGAGGAGTTTGGGATACCTTCGTTAACTGGGAATGGTACAATTGGTGAACCGTCTCCCCAATTTATTGAATATACTTGGTCGACAACTTTTCTTAATTTATCTGGATTTGTTGTGGAGTATAATGTAACCGTTTTTGAACCCGTCGCACCTGAATAGGTGAAATTAACAATTTGTTCCACTTGTTGTATTTCCCCATCAAATCCAACCATAACACCCATCTCATCTACACTACTTTCTAAGAAAAGTGGTAAATTAAACGTGGTGCCTGTTTGTTTTAATATCTCGTATCTATTTGGTTCCATTATCCTTTTTTCTGGTAGAATTTTATTGGGTCATTACTTTCACCAATTCTAGACCCTTGAGTTCCGTTATTATATCGATACACCTCATAAGAATAGTTTGTTCTATCAATCACCATCTTATAATACATATCGTTAGACTCGTTAACTTCAGAAGTTCCTAAATCGGTTTTAACGAAATCCAAAATAGACCCATCTTCCGCGTTATAGAATTTTGCCGAAATCCAAAATGTGTTGCCTGTTAATGTTGTTTCATTTAGGGCGGTATCATCTTGAAACCAAAATAGATACATATTTTCTGAATTTCTGTAGTTTGAACCCATAAAAACTGGTTTAAAAATTAAATTACCTAAATCTTCATAGAAAAATTTTTCACCTAATGGTAATGATAAATTTTTAGCAAAAACCAATCTCCTATTTGTTCTGTCGGGAGATGCGTTGTTTGGAGTTTTAAAAAATTCCAGCCTAAAAAAACTATTTTTAAATTGTGCCAACATTTCTACGTTCTCTTTTGACGACAATCCTGTTGGGTCATAATCTTGAACATAAGTTCCCCCACTTAAAAAATAAAATTGAAACCATATGTCGGTTTGTTTTAAACCTGTTGGTAATGTCGATCCAGTGTATGGGTTATGAACATATCTTACTGTTTCGTAATTTTCAATAACGTTAATAATTTTTTTCAGAGTTTGATTTTCAAGTTCTTGCATATCACCCTCCCATCCAGCATCAGTTCTGAAATTCTGTTCTTTTTGTAAAAGAATTTTAGTATCGTTATCGGTTCTTAGTATTTTCATTAACAGTCAATAAGGTTTGTTCCGTTGTTTAAGTTGTTTCTATTGTTGAAACTAGAAATACCATCTTCCTTGTTGGTATAATACTCCTCATTCCTTAAATAGAAATTAATATCATTTTTTACGTAGTGGATGTTATTAATAAATGGATAATCTATACCATTACCTTCAATATCTATAAATCCCATATCGTAAACATCTCTCCATTTCCACAGACCCTC